ATGCAGATGCCTGGATTAACTTACTCCCACATACATGATTTTTGCATCAACTCGGTCCAAAGCATCGCCGATCAATTTGGTTGGGGGTTAGGATATGGGAAGTTACGGCCAGATGATCTTCGTTTGCTTCAGACTGGTTCGTATGGAGATTTGCCATGGATATGGGCCTTTGAACAATACGGGAATCCGCTAAATGAGGACGTGCTCGACCTTTCAATGAGAATTAAAGGTGTTGATGATGCATTCCCTGGTGGAGCAGCTTTATGTCGGATTGATCAGCGTCGACATCGTTTAGAAATTTGTATGGTGGAAAACTTTCTTAAAGGCAAAGATAGTCCGTTGACAAAGCGAGTTTGGTTATCCACATTGATTTTTGCTCACTCGATGGCAAAAGCGACTAGGCATGACGAAGTGTACATCATGAATCCGAAGACTCGTTATCTGCCGCTATACAGAAAATTCGGATTCTATGAAGATGCGTTTTGCATGCCACATTTATGTGCGGATCTCATTGAAATTGAACAAGCCATTACCGATGAGATGACACGTAACATAGCTCGCTGAAAAAGTGCTCTTTCAATTGCCCCGCACTTCCGCATTTTTCGTTGATTAGCAATTTGATAAAAATTTCCGCAAACCTTATACTGCAACCAACATGTTGACGTATCCGTCAACTGATTACGTAGGCATAAGGAATCACCTCATGAGAAATCAAGAAGCTAAGTTCGATGTTGTCGATACGCTGGCCTTGATTGCACAGGCAACACAGTTCTGGCAGAGCTTGGATCCTCAAAAGCTTGAGGATATGTGTGACGCCGAGATGGATAACTCCGGTGCTCCTATTGAGCATAAAGCTGCCTGATGATATCGTTTCTTTGATTGAGCCCGCGACAGCGGGCTTTTTTGTGTATGTGCTAATCTGGCTTATCTAGCGGGGGTACATCAAGTGACGGTGTTACTTTCAATTTTCGGTCGTATGTTGTTACCTGATGTTCCGTCTTATGTCCGCTGAATAGCTGTTTGTCTCTACTACTACCTTCATAGTCTGAAATTGCCTTGGCTTTAATATCATGGAACGTACCCGGAACAGGTCGACCCAGTTTCACCGCGGCTTGCTTTTTCGCGTTATTCCACCATGTATTGAATGTTTTTTTATTCATCCGTCCACCTGATGGTGAAGGGATTACATAACCGGCTGCTGATTTTCCGATAAGATGTTTTTTAGCCAAATCAATCGCTGCCCGTAGACGGGGTGTCCATTTCTTGATCTGTTTTTTACCCGTCTTGTTTTGCTCAATAAAAATCCCATCTTCCATTAGCTCGGAAACTATCAAATCAAAAACGTCGCCTTCGCGGGCTGCACAGAGATAAGATATTTCCATCGCAACCTTTACTTCTATTCGTGCGCATTCGTAAACAGCCAGATAATCTTCATCTGGAATATAAACGTCACGATCTGCGAGAGTGAACTTACGGATCCCGCGACAGGGATTTCCCTTCACATAGCCGCGTTCAAAGCCCCAACCAAAAACCCGAGACATGCTGGATACTTCCTGATTTGCCTGGTTCTTACTGGAAACGCCGCGCTTATCCATATAAATACGAACCTGCTCAATTTTAATGTCGTCTGCTTTCATCTTGCCGAATACCGCCAGTAGCTTCTTCTGGTGTTGGCGATAATCACTCTGGGTACGAGTCGCCAGCTCAGTGAATGTCGGGCTGTCGAGGAACATTCCCCATAGCTTGGCAAATATCATTACGTCATGGCGCTCAGCTTTTGCTTTTTCGTAATTGGCCCAGAGTTTTGACATACTTGTTTCGCGTATCTTCCCCAAACTAATACTTTTCTTTGTACCTTTTGGTTTCCAGACATAGCTATATTTATTTTTTGTGACCCGAGGCGGAAGTTGTATATCCTTCGGATCTTTACGTGGTCTTCCCATAGATGGCGTCAAAGTTGGGTTCTGTTGCAACATACTCGTCAACCTTTGGCAATTCAGTAATATTAGGTGCCAGACTTCTACGCAGGACAATTGGGCGATTTCTTCGATCCGTAGTAAACGGAATGCCGTGACATCGAAGTTGACGCTGCTGTTCTGTGTACCGCCTGTATCCAGTAATTTCAGCAATTTCCACTGGTGACAGTGTGAGTTCGTACATAGCTATCACCTCAGATAGCCAGCCAGTAAAAGATAACTGGCTGGTGGGCGTAATTCTGAAAATAAAAAATCAGTTTTGAGTCAGTTTTTGCAGCACTCTATTACCCTCAATGAGACGCTGCCAGATTGCAGAAACATACCGAGCCTGGTGTATAGCATCGGCAAGGGCGTTGTGCCGTTCTCCCTCAAATGGGATGGTTTTCTTCGGGTCGATTCCAATTGCTTTACCGAGCTCTACAATTGTTCGAACATCGCGATCATTCCAGTATTCCCACGGGTATTCTTCAGCGATGTAATCAAATGAAGAACGCAGAATACAATTATCGAAAGATGCGCCATTTCCCCAGACCTGTGCTTTTTTGCAATCGCCCGGGATATTTTCAAAAATGAATTCACCGAACTGGAGCAGGGCATCATGTAGCGGGATAGCATCATCATTCACGATTGCCGAGCGCGCTTCAGAGGACTGCTTAAGCCACCAGATGACGGTTGATGGATCCATTTTGGCGCCCCAATTCACTGAGGATTCCAGGCTTACGACTTTGTAGAAACTTTCTCCGATTGAGCCTGTTGCCGGATCAAATACGACAGCGCCGATAGCGACGATAGGGGCGTCTTGTTTATTCCCCATGGTTTCAAGGTCAACCATGACGTGAACATTATCTTCTGGTAATTCTTCAACATCATTATGATGACCGGATTCAATATTTACGGTAGTTGTTTCGCTACCAATGTCAGCATTACCTGTACCTTTCTCAACTGCTGTTTCGCTTTCAGAAATTTCATTATTAACTTCGGTTTCATTACCGAAATTCTCTTCCATCTGCACATGGCTGGTGGCCTCGGCGTTAGAATTAGTTTTGGTTAGATCTTCTGTAACCCATTTGCCGTCGTTAGGATCGCTGATGCCTTCGATATATTCGCCACGGTTAGCGGCTAATATCTGATTTGTTTTGTCCTGCAGATCACCTTGCTCCGGGTTTTCAGGCATTGCGTTTGATGTGCGGATGTTCGCCAGTGCTTCTTCAAGCATTCGCACACGTCTGGCCGGAACCTTAATCCACTTATGCAGTGCCTGTAATGTGAGGTGATGAATTTCGTCATCTGAAATGGAGAGACCACCTACCTCCATAAAATAAAGGTCGAATGAAAGGGATTTGATAAAATTATCCCGTTCGATTTCTAAAAGGTTAAGCAGTTCACTTGCTTCTGACAGATCCATTACTGGAGTTTTACCGGAAATAACCAGTTCTACCTGAGGCCTGATTTCAAGTTCGCGCGCCGGCGTATCATCGGCCTGAGCATTCGCGCCGGTCATATTATCTGCATCACTATTGTCAGGTTCTTCAACTTTACGCATTGGCATAGGCATCGAGGAACGGCCGCAGGCGATATCAACAATAAGCTCGTCCGGGTGAGCGTGGTCGGCTTCAGTCATGACACGGTTCAGATATTCGCGATGTTTCACCGGATCTTTCCACAAACCCTCTGGCGTTGTTTTAACCGTCGCGACATTACAGGCCCGTGAGTAATCGCGACCACCAGGCATGGACATGAAAAGCTCGCGAGTTGCCAGGAACTCAGCGTTTTCCATCTTATTCATCATGCTGTTTGCCTTAATATCGACGTCCAGCGGTGGGCTGTAGATGTCGAACTCCTGGGTACGGGCTATCAATCCCAGACAGATCTCGAATTCAAGGCCGAGGGGCGTTAACGGAGTCAGGCGATCTGTTGCGTTACCGCCGCCGGCATTCGCGCCGGAGGGCGTGCGATTTACGGCAGAAATACTATTACCAGCAGCCCATTCTTTAGTCAGAATCCCGCGGTCAATGTGCGCCGTTTGAAACCATAATTTGGCAAACTGAACCTGCTTACCAAGCTCATAGCGTTTCCCTTCAGGGAAAACGGTTTTGAATGCACTGGTGAATTTCCACAGACCGGGAATATCGTATTTCTTAATTTCCGGTACATTTTCAGCAGCCAGGATCAGATTCTGTATAGCGTGATTCTCTGTATCCATTTCCATTAAGGAAAGGCGGTCCCGGTGTGGAATGCTAATGTGATACACATGGCGTTCGTCGGCCATGTACTGAGCCAGCAGCTGCGTGCGGAATGGCATTTCGGCCAGCTTGAACAGGGCATCTTCATTGTTTGAATAGTCCTCTTCATCATTCTTGCTGGCAGGGGGATTGGCTACCGGTTCATTGCTTACTTCTGGCTCTGCAGGGGCTGGAGCCGCAATTTTTTGCCAGCTCAATCCATCCTCGCCAAGTTTGTAGCGATCACACCAGGTGTCATCCAGCACACCTTCTTCTGGTAGATCATCCACGATGAGCCAGTTAGTGCGGATAGGGAGCTGGTGGGTGGCGCCGCGGCCAACATTAATCTCAGCGTCTTCCAGAATGTCCAGGATACGACGTTCGGCGCGGGAATCTGATTTAGCAGAAAACCAGCAGAAGAGGTTTTTCGCTTCGGTGGCTTTTGCCTTTGCTTTAATGAGATACGCGTAGTTGTTCATTGCGTTTGGGTTCCTTAAGGCTGTAAGATACCCGGGACTGTGAAAGCTCCCTCTGGGTAGTGGTCATTGTCAAAACTCGAATCCGGAAAGCTTTGGTCGGCTAACCGGGGTACTTAACCCGCCTTGCGCGGGTTTTGTGCTTTATGGGCCTTTTTCAGGCTGGCGGTGTTCAGTAGTCATTCTCAAAACCCGAATCAGAAACTTACTGCAGGCTGTTGGTCGTCAGCCGTCTTCAATGCCTTTTTGTATGGCTGGCATGTGCCTTTTACCTTCTGGGCCTCAGCATCGCTGTTACAACTGGTCTCAGATGGATACACGCCTATCAGGACATCAGAGCACTCGCCGGTCAGGGCGCACACGCTGATGACAAGGGCAAACAGCGTATTCATGCTTTAGCCTCAGGGTTCCCTTTCTGGGCTAACAGGTAACAAAGCTGACGTAGCCTTGCTTCAAACCAGTTCAGTCGTGTTGCCTGGTGGCCAGTCGGTACTCGGGCAAAATCTGTCATATTCATCTCCCGTTTATTGATGGGTAGGGGCTTTGCAGCACGGCGCCGGGTGCCTCCCGGTGGCTGCAGCCAGTTAACAACTGCTGCCGACCTGCTTTTTCCCGCAACATGGAAACCGCCCATGTTTACCTTTTAACTGTGTCGCGTGCGCTTAGCCGCATTCACCGTGGTGCAAATCCTGATTAAGCCTGTCTTTTAACCACTTCAGGCTCGGTGGTATTCTTGGAGCTCCCACACTGCCAAGAAAAGAGAGCAAAATGTCCCGTAGCCCTATACCTGTCTTCTGGTACGAAGATCCCGTTCACTACGAAGAATTCCAAAAAATCCTTTCAGATGCTTACGTCCTACCCTTTGACTATTACGACTGGCGTATCCGCGCAGATAGCATGGTGGAGCGCTACGAAAACAGCGGTATCCAGGTTGTTAAGGTGGTAGCCAGCACTTACGAGTTCATCTCCTGGTGCGAAATCGAGGCACGAGATGTCAGTACCAAAAGCTGCATTGATTACGCGGTCGCCGAATCGGGCCTCCAAATCTCGCGCGACGGAGAGTTTGATTTGGGAGACGAGTAAAAAGTAAATCTTCCCTCTCCTGCATACTTCTATTCTCATAGCGATGTCCTGTGTCATGCCTGTAACGCGGGCCAGCGGAACGTTAAAACCTGCTGCGAATTCTTTTGGTCGTCATCTCATCCGGTGTTTCGTATGCCGCCGTCAGCTACTACGTGGGCTTCCTGCCTCGATGACTGTTTACCGCTTTGTGTGATTTGGAGTTTCACATGACGTGAATGATAAGTCAATACAAAATGTGGAATTTCAATTACTCATTTTGTGTAACTTTTGGGGGCAGGCACAAAAAAGCCGGCTCGCGGCCGGCTATTCGAAGCTTGTGGATTCAGTCAGGTAGGGTTGTATCTTCCGCGGAGGTATTTTTCAACATACTCATCAATTTCTTTAAGTCTAAGCTCAAAGGTATCAATCATACGTTCTTGTTCTGCTTCGGGTAATTGATTGAATAGCGAAAGAACCCTTTTTTGTTTGTCTGTTAACCAGTTCGCGGGATCGCTTTGTTCACCAAATAAAATCATTACTGGCGTGGTACCTAATGCTTTTGCTAAGGACAAAGCATCATCAACGCCAACATTACGGTTGCCGTACTCATAGTTAGCGACGCGTGACGCTCCAGACCAGCCGCATAATTTTGCTAGCTGCCCCTGGCTCATTCCTTTCTCGGTCCTCAGCGCCTTGATGCGCTCTCCGATTTCTTCAGCAAGTGTCTTCATATCCTCACTTTATCACGAAGAGTGAATATTGGTGATTCACGTTTTGTATTGACATTAATTTCACAACATGTGAATATCGTTTTACACAACAGGAGAACTGTATGAACCAAATTTCACACTTACGGAAAAAAGCCAACATTTCACAGCAAGCCTTAGCTAAGGCCGCTGGTTGGAATCAGCCACGTTTAGCCAACTATGAGAGATCTTTGCGCGTTCCGAGTCTAGCCGATTCTCGCCACATCGTTGCCGCCCTGAATACGCTTGGCGTTAGTTGCACGCTTGATGATGTATTTCCCCCAGAACTCTCAAATTCGAGAGGCAAATAAAAATGCAAACCATCTCTTTTGAAAATCATACCTCGGTGAAGGGTGTGCAGCTGAAAACAGAAAATCAGTATTTACCGATGCGCCGCGATCGCATGAAGTGCAGGGCCATTTATACCGCCGTTCAGGAATGGGAGTCCTCATTACCTGGACGTGCTCAAGACCACGTCGCACAGCTGGTGGCCGAACAGTGGGAAAAGCAAAACGGACGCGGTATCAGCGTCAATAAACAGAATCTGTATCGCTACCTGAAAAACGAGGGCGGCTCAGAGAAGTACACCAGTTATGTCATCCAGCTTTCGGCGGCTATCACTGATGCAATGCCGTTAGAGATCGCGCGAAAACATGGCCTAAAACGCGGCTTAACTGAAACCGAGCTGGTGGCTAATGCAATCAAAGAATGCAGTGAAGCGCACCAGGCCAAGTTGCTGGGCGCACCTCTGCAGAAGCTAGAGCGTGAAATACGAGAGGCAGCAATTGCACTTTTTAACATGCTTCCTGCAGATGCGGCGGGACCACTACTGGCGAGCATTAGCGCCGTAGCGCCGCAATTTTTTTAATCGAGTTTTTACAATGAGTACCGTACAGAAAATAGTGAGGGCTGCTGGTGGTGTGAATAGTCTCGAATCCTGGTTGCTTAAGAGGGTTAAGCATTGCCAGTGGCCACATTCTGATTATCACCATTCAGAGCTGGTAACGTTCCGGCATTCAACTGGGGCAATCGTCGCATGCTGGCATTGTGATAACGAGCTGAAGTACCAGACCGATCAAACCCTTGATAGGCTGGTAGGTATCAATAACGCAGATCTGATAATCGATGCTGCCCGTATCGCACTGGGATTTGACCCTGAACGCTCCCTGTCACTTGCTGAATTGTGCTGGTGGGCTGTCAGCGTTGGGATAGGGGACGAAATCACAGAAGAGATGGCGCGCCGTTCCCTCCGGCTTAAAGAAGAGGTTTTCCAGTCAGTCTACAAAGAAAGCGAAATCGTCCCATCGGTGCCGGCCACCAGCATTCTTTCCCCGCTTGTTGCTAAGGTTGCCAGGCATCCTGGACCACCAGCCCCGGTAAAACCAGAGGTGCCAGTGGTTGTTGATCCCGTGGCACCAGCCACTTTATTCACCAGACCTAAGCGGATCCGCTGGGTGTCAGATGGTTTTATTTCCTGGGTAAAAACTCAGCCATGTATGTGCTGCGGTCAGTCTGCCGACGATGCGCATCACCTTATCGGATGGGGGCAGGGCGGCGTTGGTACCAAGGCACACGATATTTTTACGATCCCTCTTTGCCGTAAGCATCACCGGACGCTTCATCACGATCCAGTTGCTTTCGAGAGTGAGTACGGCAGTCAGCCGGAATTAATTATTAAATTGCTGGACCGGGCCTATGCGCTCGGCGTTCTGGCGTAAGGAGAAGAGCATGATGACACCACGTCAACGCCGGCTGCAGCGCGCAGGATTAGAAACAGTGGCCGCCGCGCCTCGCAAAAGCTGGTTAGGCCGGTTTACGCCCCTGAATGGCATTCAGTCTGCCTGGATTAAATCGCTACTTACAATATGGGGAGAGAGCATGCGTGGGGGAACAGCTCCCCGAAAGCCCACAGGCCACTCCTGCTGGCGAGGTTTGAAAGGGGACCGCTGGTCAGATAAAGCGCTGGAACGATTTACTGCCGCGATAGAACAGGCGAGGGAGGAGGGATATCGAGGCCAGCAAGCCTTAAACCGAGCACATGCGATTTTATGGCCTCAGCCTGTCATCGGCCTGATAGATTCCGCTATTCATGATGATGATGCCGAATTCGTAGAGCGCTGTGTTCTCGGCGCATTTGAAACGGCGGATCCGGTTTATCTGGTAGGAGTTAGTTATTACACCACACGTAAAAAAATCTCTGACATAACCCGGGAATTACAGCTGGTGGCTCCGTGGCTAACAGATGGTGAAGCCCGCAAGCGCGTGCGATGGTGCCTGGAAATATTCAGAGCAAAAACATTTCTGTCGGTACGAAAGGGAATTCAGGCTGATTAACAAAAAGTGCTATAAATCCCTTTTGATGTTGAAAATGGGCCAAAAAATCAGATAATCCATTCATGCTTGGCAGAGCTGCGCCACTCGGCAGCGACAAAAAGCGACAATTTGATTATAACGAGAGCCCCGCCAGTGCGGGGTTTTTGCTTTCCGGCGATACGACAGGGGTATTCGCGAGATGCTGAGCATCAGTACCCCTGTCATATCGTCGAGTTGTATTTTCCAGATTTAGACAAAATCTTGAGTGTGGTGGGTGAAGATTTTTGTTACTTTTCCTGCGTGGTGAATCCCCAACGCGGTGGAGTGTACAGCGGTTCCTATCTTTTATCGTAAGCACACGGATCGGTTCGCTGGCCGATTCTCCGGGAAGCACCCGGCCCCACACACCTTAGGTGTTCGATTCTTTCTGTCCTGATTTCAGGGCCCTGTAGAGATACAGGGCTTTTTTGTTGTCTATAATGTAGTTGTGATACCGATACCCGTGTATCACGCCCAATACAAAATCGAAGTCACATCCCTTTGCCAGTCCCTCCAGAGGCTGGCATTTTTTTACCTGAATACTCCGTGTCAATTCCGCCTTCGCAAAACGACGTTGCTCCACGAAACGGAGCGCGCAACAGATAATAGCACTTTCCCTTATGGGACCTGGCTTAAATGCACTGAGCGCCATTATCGTTGTGGTGAATGCGCAGGCTGATGCGTGAAGCCGACGCGATGAAAATCAGCGAAGACCGCTAATGCGCTCCAGGTCGCTTTAGTAAATCGCGGGAGTACCAGAATAGGTTCAAGCCGGAGATCTGCACCGGCCACCAGACAATCACTTGATGACCTCGCTACCTTGCGGCGCTTTTTGCTATCTGGTGGATCAGATTTCAACCGCTTGTGGTGATTTCCAGCGTCAGTGATCCTCTGGCGACAATTAAAAATATTACCCACGACAATTACAGGCTGCGCATTTGCGTGGCCTTTTTCATTTCAGGCTCACGGGATTCATCATCGATACGGCTCGTTGTTAAATCAGCCTGATGGGCCTGATCCTTTCAAACTCTCACAGCACCCCGTTAACCCGGAGGTGATATGGCTAAACGTATGCAAGATAAAGAAAGCATTGCCGGAGTTTCATGGCTGATTGTCCTTGCTCTGTCATGCTGGGGCGGCCTTGTCCGATACCTGATTGACGTTAAGCAAAACAAAGCCACCTGGAGCTGGATTAACGCTCTCGCTCAAATTGCGGTATCCGGGTTTACAGGGCTTATCGGCGGGTTGGTTAGCGTGGAAAGCGGACTTAGCCTTTACATGATCTTGGTAACTTCAGGCATTAGCGGTGCGATGGGCTCTGTGGCGCTTACGTACTTTTGGGAACGCATTACCGGAGTGAAAGCACAATGACAGCAGACCAGATCATTGAAGCCATCCTCGGCAAAGAAGGGGGTTACGTTAATAACCCGAATGATAAAGGTGGTCCTACTCGTTGGGGTATCACCCAGAACACAGCCCGTGCATACGGTTACAAAGGCGATATGAAAGAGCTCCCTAGGGATACTGCGAAAGAAATCTATATGCAGCAGTATTGGTTGGAGCCCAAATTTGACAAGATCGCCGAACTGTCACCATCAATCGCAGAAGAGTTATGCGATACCGGCGTCAACATGGGGCCGCGTGTTTCCACAACTTTCCTGCAGCGTTGGCTGACGGCACTGAACCAACGCGGCAAACTGTATCCCGACCTGAAACCAGATGGCGTCATCGGGAACATCACGATCGCCGCGCTGCGCAGTTACCTCGCCTTAAGGGGTAGCGCCGGGGGCACGGTGATACTGAAAGGGTTGAACTGCAGTCAGGGCGCACGGTATCTCGAACTGGCGGAAGCGCGGGAAGCCAATGAAGAATTTCTCTTCGGGTGGGTGAAGGAGAGAGTAAACCTATGAAGCTTATTATTTTCTTCCTGCTTGCACTGATGGCTGTTTTAACGTTGTTGCTGTTAAGAAAGTATACCCGTCTTGAGTTTGTGGGACATGCTCGCCTGTTACTTAGAACTTGGTCTGTTCGTCTGGGGACAGCTGGTGCACTGGTTGGTGTATGGGCGCAGTCATTCCCGCATGCAGCACTTCATGCCTGGGCGATGCTGCCACCGGACATCAAAAACATCTTGCCGCCAAACATCGTTGCGATGATTAGTCCCGCCCTGGTAGTGCTGGCGGTGCTCTCACAATACGTACGCCAGCCAGCATTGAAAGATAAGGCCGACGAACAGAAGGAGCCGCAACAATGAGCTTTGAAATTATTGCTGGGCTGGTGGTCCTCATCCTGGGTGCTATCGCTGGTGCGTTCGGCCGCGGGACCAGTAAGGCAGAAGCCAAAGCAGCACAAAAGCGTACTGAAGAGAAAGCCGCTGCTAGCGTCGCCGCGGCTGAACGGAAAGAGGAAGCCACCAGAGAGGCCAGCAATGTTCAGCAGACTGTTAGCCATATGCCTGATGACGATGTTGATCGGGAGCTGCGCGAAAACTTTACCCGCCCCGGTGGTGGTTGATACGGCCTGCAGCTGGGTACGAATTATCTACCTGACCGACCACGATATCGACGTGCTGGATAAGCAGACCAAGCGTGACATTCTGGCGCACAATAAATTGGTGCTAGCTAACTGCCAGAGCATTAACTCCTCTCAGCGAGTGAAATAAATGGCCTCATCCTTGAGGTCCACGGGTAAGTAAACGCAAGGTCTTTTATGTAATGGCTCTTTTAGCCTAGAAGCCAGCTCAGAAACAACAAGCGTAAGCGGTAAATAACTCGAAAATATTTTCAGAGCAGTTCAGGTGCGATATCCTGGCAAATAACAAATCGATGAGAATGTCTATCTCATCTAAGGGTAGTGGGTAAATCTCCCGATACTGCTCACAAACAGCACTCTCTTGTTAAAATTTTGTGATAGGATCTGGTCTTGTAAGGGGCAATCACATGATATCGTGTGACGAAGTTTTGAACTATGGAATGGCTGACTTAATGAATTCGGAGTAATTGTGACGATTCACAGCGATTTGGAAGCTTACTTATTACTTTTGCTTAACATGTGGCCTGTATTGATAGTCGTTTGTATTGGAATGGCATTGGCGTTTTATGGTGTATTCATGCGCAAGACGGCCATAACTTTAATCGTACTAGCAATAATTATTAGTGTGTTAGGTTGGATGTATGCCTGATTGTGGAAATATATTTTCCTTATTTCCTACGGTCGCTGATGCGGCCTTTTTTATGGGTATTAATGTATCTAGCCCATACGTTTTGTGTTGATTTTTCTGGTGGGCGAATAAAAAAACGCCCTGTTTTATGGGGGAACAGGGCGAGATGTAATATGAATAAAAACAGTTATCGTTTTGGTCCAAACTGACGTTATCACATTTTTCGGATATTTCAATGCACTGGATACATCAAGTTCTAAATCCGGATGTTTCTTTTGCCAAATAGCCTTTGAATAGAGTTTTCTCAATGCCGCCCAGCAACACCATGATGTTTAACCAGTAGCCTCGCAGATGCGAGGCTTTTTTATTCATAAAGGTCCATGATGCAAAATATCAAGATTGAATACGTTAATGGCGTCATTGCTGGCCATTTAGTTTCTGGCTCAATATTCGGTACAACAATCCCCGCATTGAGCATCAAGCCAGGCGCCGATTGTAAGGAAAAACAGACTTCAACCATTACGATAAAAGTTGATATGGATGCTACCCGACAACATGCAATGCATGTTTTTCATTCGCTTTGACAATGACGCGGTATGTATCACGCGTGAATTTTCACAAAACGGGTTTAAATGCCTTCAGATAATCCGAACGACAGGAACAGGGAATATCACGGTCTACGCCTTTGGAAATATGGTTATAGATGTTCCCAGGTATGGCGGTTTTATTTTTGATGCGTCAGGCCGGATGGTTTATCACGCGGGGATGAAACCGTTAGAAGTACAAACCACAGCGATTAGTGGAAATATGAAACCGCGCGATATGGGTCAACCTATTGCGGTTTCGCCATGCGCCTCTTCGCTTATTTCTCAGCGAACCGGACAGCTGTGGACAATATTCAGAAGTTTCACTGGAGCCTATGGGAATTTCTTGTCGAATAACGCAATTCCTGCCGGTCAATCCGCTGGTCCAGCTGGTTTTGTTTACCAGACCACGGCGCTGTTCATTTTTTCCAGTAAATATGACTGAGGGGCACTATGGCTAACATTAGTGACGAATTGGCGGCCAGCATTCAGAAGTGCTTCGACCGCACTTATGTTGATTTAGCGAACCAACAGCAATATTTGTTCGGGGCAGGCAATGTGACAATCACTAAGCCGGACGGAACGACGGCCACCGTCAAGTCGTGGGCGCAGTTCCTGAGCGAATACGTCACACGACAGCAGAATATCGACACGGCGCTGACGGCGGCCAACAAGGATCAGGCCAAATATACCGCCACCAATACGTGGACGAAGTCGCAAACCTTCAACGCCGTGAACACATTTAGAGAGCTTGTCACATTCGAGAAGCAGGTGAATATCGGAGGGAAGGCGACAATCAGAAATGGCCTTGAGCTGTTTTTTGATACTCCTTACATTGATTTTCATCATGGGAATAGTGAGGCCGATTTTACACACAGGATCATCACTGAAGACGGAGCGCTGACTATCTCTCCCGGACTGAGGATCAGGAATGGCGGCCTGGGTGTGTACGCAGGAACTATCACAAACTATCACGGCAGCTATGCCCAGTCGTATGTCGCAATGTTGCAGAATGATCCGCCCAATGCCTCGACGGGGGATATAATTGCATCCCCGGCTATGACATGGCGGTTCAATAACCGAGGTGCTGACAATAATGGTGATTCAGGGGCGTGCTCAATCTGGTATGAGGAGCATGTTGGCGTAGCGCATAAGTTAGTGATTCAGGTTCGCGGGTTTAATGCTCCGGTACAATATACTGCATTCCTTCCAGACGGAAGGATTCAGAACAGCACGAAAGGGTTCGTCCAGTTTCAGGGAACATCCGACGCTCGCCTTAAGCACAACATTGAACCGACCGACGGACAACTGTCAGTCGAACGCATCCGGGCGCTTGAGCTTGTCACGTTCGTCTATAACGACGATGAGCATGAAAGGACGCGCCGGGGGATTATCGCGCAGCAGGCGCAGGACGTTGATCCGCAGTACGTCAAGAACAGCAAAATGGTGTACATGAAGGACGGGGAAAAGATCGAAACTGAATTTCTTCAACTGGACAACAACGTGATCATGATGGATACGCTCGCGGCGGTAAAGGTACTGATTAAGCGAGTAGACGAACTGGAGGAGAAATTATCTGCATTTGAAATCCAGTAA